GTAATTGGTCATTTTTTGCCCTTCTTCTCTTTCTTCGGCGCTTCTTTCTTGACTTCCTCCTTCAGCAGGACCCAATGCCCGCCGAGCTCGCAGTCAGTCTCGATGATCGCGCCGGTTTTTTTGCTCTGGTACTTCATGGCTTACGCCTTGACACGAGCGAACGCATCAGCATTCAGGATGCCCCAGCCGATGTAAGCTTCTGCACGAAGCACGACTTCGTTGGTTCTCTTCAGGTCGCCCAGGCCATCCGGATCGCCGTACTGGATGACTTCCATCGGGATGTCTTTCGCGAAGCCCCATCTGAAAGCGTTTGCGAAGTCACCGACGATGACGTGGTCAGTGTCGGAACCGGTAGCGGAGCCCTTGGTGCTGACGGTGCCGTTGACATCGGACGCCATGCCGTAGAACGCTTCGGGGTTCTGACCGAAACGGAACTCCGGATACTGCGGTACGCCGTTAGCCTTGAGAGCCGCCATAGCGGAACCGGCTGCCGGAGACATAGCGATGCCGTTCACCTCGCCGCCGTCTGCGATGACCATCTGGATCGCGGAGTCGATGTTCGCGTCGATGTTGGCAGCTGCATAAGTGACGGTGTTGGAGACGAGACCATCGAAGCTGTTGGTCGCCTTGAAGGAAGCATCCGACAGATCAGCCGGGTTGATGCCGTGCATAGCAGCGATGTCCAGGCCGCGAGCGATCTTCTTTGCGAAGCCGTCAGCGAAGACGGACAGGTACTGCATCTTGCTCTCTGCGTTGTAGACGAACTCGTCGCTGACTCTGTGCTGATAGACGAACTTGATCGGGCGGATGACGACCGGAGCGACGGTAGCATCACCGGCGGGGTTATTGTCGCCTTCGCCTACGATGGAAGCCTCGCCGGCAGCGGAGAACACGAAAACGCTCTCACCTGCGAACGGAATCGGCTTCTGAGCGGACAGCTTCGCGAGTGCGGAGTGACCGCCGACAGCGTTGAACATCTGGTTAACGAGTTCGGTGGGGAAATTTGTCCCTGCGTGGGTTTTTGTAGCCATTATTTGACCTCCTATTCGTCAAAATTGAGTTGGTTCGCCATATTCCTCAAAGCCTCTTCAGTGGGATCGCCTTTGGCGGTCTCTGTCGAAGCAAGAGGCGTAGACGATGTGTTTGGTGCATACTTGGCAAGGATCTTTGCATCCGCTCGGATGCTCTCTTCGTCCGTGCCTGTGATACGAGATGCAAGCTCTGCCGGGACACCGAGTTCGGATGCGACCCGCATACGCAGATTCGAAAGTCTTTCCTGCTTCAGCTGGTCTTCAAGTCCGGACTTCTCTGCAGCCCATGCTTCGCTTGCGCTTTTGAGTTTCGCGATTTCGTCCTCAAACCCTTTGGAGATCTCTGCGACTTCATCGGGGGATTTATAGCCGGCAAAACTTTCTCGCACTTTTTCCTCTTTGTGCTTCAGTCTCTCGCCGATGATTGCGTTGAGTTCTTCCTGTGTTTCGATTGCTTTGAATTCGCTCATTTTGTTCCTCCCCATTTAACCGTTGGTCACGTAAAAAAGACGACCGAAGCCGTCAATAATAAACCTGTTGTGTAACTTTCCCTTTGCTTTCAGCACACGCCCAGTGCGCAAGGATCACACTGTCCAGTAAGGATATGTCTATGCCCTCGCGCTGGGACTGGTACCCGAAGCCTCCGTTCGAACCGATCGCGCGCTTGTCGCAGTTGCTCGCCGCCTGTGTGAGAGACGGCTGATTCATGTGCACGAGCTTCTGCGATGCGAGATCCTGCTCGAAGACCGCGTTCGCCTTTATGATCTCCTTGACCGTAGGCAGGACCGGAGCTTTAAGCCCATAGTCCCTCATCGCGTCCTTGAGCAGTGCCTGTCCGTTCGCGCCATCCACGACCACCTTGGCGGTGTCCGCCTTGTCCAGGAACTCGAGAATCCACGCGAGCCCGTTCCGGATCGGCTGGCAGTCGATAGCCTCTATGAAGATCCTTCCGTCCTTCGTCTTGGCTGCGATCGCCATCGACACGTTCTGATTGTCGTGTCCGAACTTGACCCCAACGTACAGCTTCCCGGATAACTCCGGGAGAGTTTCGGCCGCGAGCGCTTCCCATTCAGTCTTGCTGATAGCAGACTTTTGGTTGTAGCGCAACCACAGGCCCAGTCGCTGTATGTTGAAGTCTATCTCGTCCTCGGAAAGCTCTGAACGGATCGCCCGCTCTTTCAGCTTGTACCCGAGTGACGGGTTCGTGAGATACCAGGCATCGACATCCTGCGGGTCTGTCATGTGATCAACTGACCACTCAAACCAGCCGGACTCGAAGCCGCTACCTGTCAGCACTGTGTCACGGTACTTCATGAACACTGTCCCGGAACTGACCGCAGTCGGCGGAGTGCCGAGCATGATCGTCTGGGGGTTGTCCGAGTCCGTGACAACATACTTGAGCGCGGTCTCCTGTGCGTCGGTATACTCCTGTGCCTCGTCGATGACGAGCAGGTCGTATCCTTCGCCAAGACCACCTGAAGAGGTCCTTGTGCGGAACTCTATCACGCCGCCGTTGGCTGTGTAGATATGCTCTTTGCCGAACGCCTTGAACGAAGAATCGACGGATAATCCCGCCGCAGTGACCATCCTGTCGAGCCTTTCCCATATCGCGTGCGATGTGGATGCCCGATGCGCTGTGTAGAGTGTTCGCCTTCCGGCGCTCAGCTCATACAGACAGCGGATGATCGCGTCCTCGCTCTTGCCGTTTCGTCTTGGCACGGCATATCCAAACTTCTGATGCACCCACAGCCCCTCTTCATCAACGGCCATCATGTCGTTGATCAGAGTGGACTGCCACGGGTACTCTTTGTTACCGGTCTTTCGATAGAGATCCACGGCCTCTATGCCAAGTGTGCTTGCATAGGGTATGACAACGGCATGGGTTGGAACCTGAGACCCGTATCTCGGTTCCATGTCACCCTCCCGTTATCTGCTTTTACGCCATGCGTTGTATGCGTCGTTCGCGGTCATGCCGTCGTTCATTCGTTCCCGGATGAATACCTCTCGCTCCCGCGCATAGCCTTTGTGTCGGGATGCTTTCTCCAGCATCTCTTGTCTTTTCGTCTCGATCGCGGCCTTCCTTGCTTCCGGATCATCTCCAGTCCATGTCGCCTTCGACCACACGTCCTGCTTCATGCCTCTGTACTCGGTCGTCAGAGTGCATCCGCATCCAGTGTGCCGTCTGTACACGTCGTGCGTCTTCGCGTCGTCATAGCTCCACTCGCCGGCTCTTTCGATGCAGAACATGCAAGCATCTTTGCCGTCATGCAGCCCAACTCCGTCATACTCGCGCACGACATACGTGTCGATCCCTGCGTTGTTGCAGTTCTTCGCGTTTTCAAACTGGAAGTCGTCATACATCTGACGCGCGAGCGTGATGACTGGATCTCCAAATACGGCAGTCAGATCCGCGCCTTCCGCGCATGCCATATTCATGAGCATCAGCACGCGGTCTTGGTTGAGTTCCGTCTTCGGAGGCTTCAGACCTACGCCCGCAGCCTTGTTGATCGAGATCTGTGTATCCCTGGCTCTGCTGAGGACCATCTCGTGATCCTCTTCAAGCCTCGGCGCGATCGTGCGTTCGGCAATGTTCCAATACAGCTTCCCGTCCGGAAGATTCTCCGGCGTCAGGACTTCTTTGAAAGCCCCGCTCGTATGGATGCCGACCTTCGACGCAAAGGCAGACATGTCCGCCTGTGTCGCTTTCCCCGCTTTGATACGCGCCTCGATGCGCTGGACTGTCTTGTCACCTTCCATCCTTCTCTCGAAGGACTTCCCGATGTCGTTGTACAGGTCCGGCGCAACATCTTTTGCCATATCTTCACCTCCCTGTCTTTGGATCTACTTGGTGATGCCGGTGAGATCCTCCATGACATCTTCGTCGATGTAGCCTGGCATCGCCTGGTTGATCTTTAAGGCACCGTCACCGATGCCGGAAAGAGCTGCCGCGTCCGGTTCGAACAGCGGTGCCCATTTCGCCTTGGTATCGACAAGGAGCGCACGTGTGTAGTGCATCTTGTCTCTGACGCACGCTGCAACAAAGCCGGCATTGAGGAAGCCGACCTCGAAGTTGCGCTGTGCTTTTCTCGCGATCAGACGGAGCGTCTCATGCGACGCCTTGATCGCCTCAGAGGAAGACGGATTCTGCGACACGAACCCGAGATCATCGAGTGTCATGCCCGTCTCTGCAGCGAACAGCGACGCAAACATCCGCAGCATATCGAGATGCGGTGTCATTGCCTGTTGCTGGAACTGGCCAACGATGGGATGATCGCCGTCCTCGTCCTTCGTGAATGCGAGCATCGAAGACATCGTCGCCTTCCATGCCTCCATGCGACCAGCGTCATTTGACAGGCCTGTGACATACTTCTGCGGATAGGAGAAGAACTCTGCGGAGATCTCCGACCGCTTGACTGTACGGAGCGCGGAGTCAACGATGGACATGCACGCTCTGGAGATCCTCGAGTGACCGAATGCCCTGACGCTGTCCGGTCTGTAGATGACCGGCACGAGTGTGACGTATCCCGCAGGGTTCGGCGCCGTCTTAACGAGCTTGCCCCTCTCGTAGATCTCTGTCTGCTTCTCGGTGAAGTACGCATCGCGGATCACGTCGCCGCCAGAGTCTCTTTCGAGCACCGCGTAACCTTCCCGGAGCAGATATGTGATCGGGTCAATGATGCCCGTCGCGTTTCCGCCGTCGATGACCTGCAGCTGCGGATACCCAGACTCGTCCGGTGCGATGTAGATGA